AAAACACCATTCTAATATGGATATACTTGACAACACCTTGGAAGAGTTTGTAGAACTCTTCCAGGGCTCTTCTACATATTTTGGTGCTTCGAAACCATTAGGTCAAACTCGTGGCCGTGATGGTAAGCAAGAATTTAAACATTGGGTGGAACCTAAACCAATGACTAAAGAACATTGGTTACAACATTTAAAAGGAGAAAAATATTATGGAAGTGTTCCTATCAGAGATGATAATACATGTAGTTGGGGGGTCATTGATGTTGATCGCTACAATATACAACATAAGGAAGTTATATCAGTTATACGGAAAAGGAAGTACCCACTCATCCCATTCCGATCAAAATCCAACGGACTTCATTTAGTTTTATTTATTGACGGAGTAGTTCCTGCAGCAGCAATGCGTAGGAAATTAATTGAGATTGCATCGGACTTAGGTGTAAACGACACCACTACAGATATTTATCCTGCACAAGATGAAGTTGATTTAACTCCTGAAGATTGGAACCAGAAAAGAAAAGGTAACTTTGTAAACTTACCTTATCAAAAAGCACATATGACTACCAGAGTTGCAATGGACAATGATGGTAATTCAATTAAATTAGAAAATTTATTTAAGTTTGTTTCTGAGTATAGATTAAAACCTGCAGAGTTTAAAAAATTAAAAATATTTCAAGACGATGAAACTAAAGACTACCCACCTTGTGTAATTAACTTTATGAAAAATAGAGTTCAAAAAGGTGAAGGTCGTAATGATGCTATGTTTAACGTAGCAGTATTAGCAAAAAAAATTAATCCAGATGCTGTCATGTATCAAGATTGGACACGTAATATGATGGCTAAAGTTTGTAGTGAACCCTTACACCCGCAGGAGTTAAATAATATTTTTAAAGGTGTAGAGAACAAAGACTATGCATACAAATGTAAAACATCAATTGCACGAATGCATTGTGTATCAAGCACTTGTGTTAAAAGAAAGTTTGGTATTGGTGCGAATGAAGCATTACCTGAAGTTGGTAAACTGTTAAAAGTAAATTCATATCCAGAACCTTATTGGATACTTCCTATTCAAGGCAAGTCTATTCGACTATCTACAAAACAATTATATCAACAGCAGTTGTTAGGCGAAGCTTTATTAAATTATGATATTGTATGGCGACCTTTAAAACCTACCAAAAGAGATCCAGACCCTTATCGTGATTGGCTTGATGAACTCATTCAAAACAAACAAGACATGGAAGGTTTTGATGAAGGTGAGGAAATGGATGATGTGTTTAATTCTAGAATGACTAGGTTCTTAGAAGATGTGGAAGATACTACAGAATTTGATCAAATTGAATCTGGTAACATCTGGAGAGATGAAAATGAGATGAGATTTAAGCTAGAAACCTTCAGATCCTTTATGAAAAAAATGGGTTATAATTGGAATGAAAAAGAATGTACGAGATTTTTAGAAACAGGTGGAGCAATACCTAAAAAGAAATTTCAAAACATTAGCAGCAGGCATTGGGTAGTAGCATTGCCTAAACAAACAGAGCATAAAAATAAAGATGTCAAATTCGTTAAAGCAAAAGCTGCGTGGGAAGACAATTAAAATCTTTGGACCACCAGGAACAGGTAAGACCGAGAACCTTTTAAAAAGGGTACAAAGATATCTTAAACAAGGTTACAGCCCAGATGAAATATGCTATATCTCATTTACTAACAAAGCTGTAAATGAATGTGTAGCTAGAGTTAGAAAAAGATTTAAAGAATATGACGAAGATGATTTTAAATATTTTAGAACATTACATTCTCTGGCAAGACAACAGTTTGCTGAGATTCCCGTATTAGATCCTAAAGCAGACCTACTGATGTTTCATACACAGTATGGAACTGTAAAAGTTAATTACAAAGAAGGTCATGACGATCAAAAGGTTTATAACAATTGGTCGTTACAAATTTACGACAGAGCTAGAAACATGAAAGTGGATCCAGTGTGGTTGTATAAACAGCAATCTAGAAAAGCCGTAAGGTTACAGCAATTCAAATCCATTATCGCAGGATATGAACAATTTAAAACAATGGAAATGGAGAACGGCCAACGGACACCGGACAGATTAGATTTTACGGATATGGTGCAAAAGTTTATTGACGAAGGTTTGTCGATACCTTTTAAAGTATTGATGGTTGATGAAGCTCAAGATCTAACACCTCTGCAATGGGACTTGGTTGTTAAATTAGCAAAAGCGGTTGATCGAGTTTATCTTGCAGGTGATGATGACCAAGCTATTTATGAATGGAATGGTGCTGATGTAACTTTGTTTCAAGAGTTTCCTGGTAAATCTTTAGTATTAAAAAAATCAGTACGATTAAATAAAAATGTACATTTCTTCTCAAATACTTTATTACAAAGTATGGGTGATAACCGAGTCGAAAAAGAATTCCTATCCAATGGTAAAGAAGGTGCCATTTACAGGTGGAACGGTTTAAAGAAAGTTCCTTGGGATTTAGAAGGAGACTGGATGGTCTTAGCTAGAATTAATGATGTAAAGAAAGAGCTGCAGCAGGAGGCACGAGATTTAGGTTTATATTATCAAGATCAAAAAAATAATAAATCATTTGACCCTAATCAATATTATGCAATTCAACATTGGGAAAAAATATGTGAAGGTGGCAGCATCACTAGAGAAGAAGCTTGCACCATGTATGAGTATTTATTAAACATAGATCACGGCTACCGGTCAACGGACAGTAAGAAATGGAGCTTTGCTCATGCCAACCAAGTATTTAGTTTTGATGAGCTGCACCTAAGATGTGGTATGCGAGATGAAAAAGGACCATGGAATCAAGTATTTAAGAGAAAGTTTAAAGATAAAGATAAACAATATTTCCAAAAATTAATGGCAGAAGGTGTAGATCTAACACAACCGCCTAAAATAATTATAGATACAATCCATCAAGTTAAAGGTGGGGAAGCAGATAATGTTGTCCTGGCGAGTAAATGTAACTTCCCATCGCACTTTGATAAAAAGAATTTAGCAGATAAGATAAAGGAACTTAGAGTTTGGTATACAGGAGCCACTAGATCTAAACAAACACTCCATCTGCTGGGAACCTATCATCAATATAACTTTCCTCTAGGAAAGTATTTTAAAATTTACGAAGCTAACTATAAATGATTATTTGTGGTATTCAAATGGGTCACGAACCTTCTGTATGTGTTACAGAAAATGGTAAAATAATTTATTATAATGAGGAAAGAAAATTAGCTAAGAAAAAAAATCAAAAATACATTCCTTACAAATGTATTGATGAAATACAATTAATAAAAATCGATAAATTTTTTTGTACAGGTTATAACTTTAATGATCAATTAATAGGTTGTTTAGAGTCCTATTTAATACATAAAAATTTAATAAAAAATTATGGAGAGCTTCGATGTTTATACCAACCTCATCATTTAAGTCATTTGTTTAAATCATATTTTGATTCTGGTTTTAAAGAAGCTAGGGTTTTTGTTATTGATGGATGTGGTAGCGACTGGGTATTAGAAAATAATGAAACAGGGTATGAGCACTGTAGTGTTTATCATGTAGATGAAAATGGTTTTAAATGTATTTATAAAAAAATTTTTACGCAATCAAAATCTTTAAAAATAAACAAATATTTAAACGCACAAACATTTTGTGATGAAGATACAGTTTTTGATATATCTAATAATTTAGGTATCGGTAATCTATACGCTGATATGTCAGATAAATTTAACTTCATAGCAGAAGAAGGTAAGTTTATGGGATATCAATCTTATGGAAGGCCTAAAAAAGAATATTATGAATTGTTAGACAAACAAGATTTCAAAAATTATCCAGTAAATGTAGACGCAGCAGCTACAGTTCAAAAGTTTTTTGAAGATAAATATTTAGAAATTGTTAAAACTTATCAATATAAAAATATGATATTTACTGGTGGTGCTACATTAAATGTAGTTAATAATTATAAAATAAAAAAACATTTTAATGAAAGTAATATTTATTTTGAACCCGTTTGTGGAGATGAAGGTAATTCTATTGGTATAGCTTATGGTTTTGCTTATTTCTTAAAACAAAAAATAATACAGAATAAAAGCATTTATTTAGGTAGCGAAATCTTATTGGATAAAAATAAACTAAACAACAAAAAAATTTTTAAAGATGTTGATATTGATGGTATTGTTAAGTTATTAACTAAAGGTAATGTAGTAGCTTTAGTGCAAGGTAGAGCTGAAGCTGGACCCAGAGCTCTAGGTAATAGAAGTTTATTATTAGATCCAACTTTAAAAGATTGTAAAATTATAATGAACGATATTAAAAAAAGAGAAAAATTTAGACCTTTTGCTTGTTCAATATTAGAAGAAAATGCAAATGAATATTTTGATTTAAACCATACATCACCAACTATGATGTTGGCTCCACAAGCTACAGAAAAAAGTAAAAAATTGATTCCTAATTTAATACATGTAGATAATACTTGCAGAGTTCAAACTGTTAATTACGAAGATAATTTAGTTCTTTATAAATTGTTGAAAAAATTTAAATTACCTATATTAATGAATACATCATTTAATTTAGCGGGATTTGCAATGGTTGAAAAATTTGAAGACGTTTTATTCACTCTTAGAAACTCAAATTTAAAATATGTATATTTTGCTGATTACAATAAATTACTTATAAAGGAGTCTAATGACAAATAAAAATATATTTGATGAAGCATTCCCACAAGACAAACAGATAGGCGGAAGTCACTACAAGGACTTTCGTATTCAACCGTATGAATTTATTTCAAAAAATAATCTTTCTTTTTTTCAAGGAAATGTTGTAAAGTACGTTTGTAGATATTTAAATAAAAATGGTATTGAAGATTTAGAAAAAATAAAACACTATTGCGATTTAGAAATAAAAAAATTAAAAGATTTTAAAAAAAAATAATGATTTATAAATTTAAAGTGG